CGCACTATCACTATGCAATATCCGCGTGGCTGGTCTGACAGGGCACGATCCTGTGACATCCGAATTAACAGTTCGGCGCTCTACCAACTGAGCTACAGACCAAAACATTATGGCTTACTTATTATAATCTTGTCATAATTACCGTATTTTAAAAATTCTACAGTTAAACCACCATAACTTACCGTATCTCCCTCATGAAGAAGTATGTCTAAACTATTTTGAGAGGGAAAACCATTACATGAAGATCTTTCAGAGGCTGTTCTGTTAGGAGGATTAACTGGAACCAAGAAGTCTTGACCATGGCCAAGAGTCAAGTCTAATACATAAACCAATACACCATTTCTTGGAGTTGGTGTTGTACACGAAAATCTAGTAACTCTTCTTGATTCAACAAGCAAAGCCTTTGTATCAGATAAAGGAAATATTGCTAGCTTGATTCCAGAATCTTTATTACTAAGTGGAACTAGATCTAATTCTACTTTTGTAATTGATTTGTAATCTTTGCAATATACTCTTTCATCAGGCATCCACCTTGCTAACATTCTCAGCCAGCCACTTAACTCAAGGCTTGCTCCATCCTGAGATCCCATAATATCCCATTCATTAAATGGAGGAACTTCGGGTCCACCAGCACCAACATGTGGAAGCGCTATTGCGTGACCAAATTCGTGAAACCAATATGCCCACAAAGGTGTCTCTGATTTTGTTTGATACTGACCTGAAATAGTGAACGATGAAATACGACCTTCATTCGTAACTAATTCTTTTACATGCTCATCCCATGGAAAACCATTTTCTCCCTCTTTTGCAATTGTCTGATTTGTTGGAAGCATAAAGTTAACAGTCTGAACATTTGTGAAATCAAAAGTTGGATCAGCCGTAGCCATTGCTGTTTTAAATAATTTAAGTCCACCTGGCGTATTGTTTAAACCTCGTACTTTAGCAACTGGATAATCGCTTGAAACACCTGGTAGTCGTACCCAGTCATTTGCAATTACCCATTCAACTTTAAACTTTCCTTCACTAACGACCTCAACCCAATCAGATAATAGTTTTGTTTCTTTCTCTAATCGTAATCTCCATCCCGCATCACCTGGCAAATCTGCAAAATCAACAGGAATTAATGCCCACTTAACAGTTCCTGATTTGTTAACTGGCTTTGCGATTGATTGTAAATATTCTTGGCTAATTTCTGGAAATCCCGCAACAGTAAACCATCTTCTTTGGCTTAACTCTTTTATCTTACAAAGTTCAACGCTATCGCTCACTACAGATGGTGGCGTATATACTGTTTTTATAGTTGTTGGAGTAGCTGTTGGAGTTGGAGTAGGAGTTGCTGTAGGAGTTGGAGTTGGTGTCGCTACTGGTTTTGGCAAGGCCTTCCATCTATAAAGACTTCCAACTTTTGTACAAACACTTCCAGATTTTGCCTGCCCAACTAAAGACTTTGAACATGGCTTGTCTGCTGCTACGGAACATGACTGTGGCAAAACAAAAATTGCTGCTAGTAAAATAACTAAAAACTTTTTCATTAAACTTCCTTTATTTTAAATACTACCTGGCAAGGATCTCCGCCATCTTCCCACTCTTGCATTTCTTCATCTGTCATATACGTATCACCTTCATGAGTATTGCAGAATGGTTCTGTTATCCATCCTCTTTCAATACCGTTTTCAAGCCAGATCTCAAACTCGTTATAGTCTGCTTCTGAACCTTGAATATCTTTTAATATTTTTTCAAAATCTTCATCCATAATATAAGTATACCCCTAAGCACTTAGAATGTCAATGGGACCAATACAAGAAGTGCTATATGTAATTGCTGCATTTAATGCTAGAGTCAGACGACGCTTGGGATCTTTGTGACTCTGGGTAGAATAAAGAGAACCCATAGCGTAGTCTGCCCCTGATCCTACGGCAATAAAATCTCGCTCATAGGAAACCAATGTAAGGTCAGATGCATCGTGCTCATACAGCTTTCCCTTTAGTCCAATTAATAATGAAAGCTCACTTTCTTTACCGCCAATATCCCATTCGCTATAAAATGCTTTAAGGGATTTTAAAAATTTTCCATGCATAAATTTATCAGGATTACCCTCTATAGCTGGTGGTATAAAGTTATACTGAATTATTTGACCATCAAAGGTTCCAGCAAACCCAAAAATATAAGGTCCAGTTTTCCATATTTTTGGTTTGTCAATAGGAACTATGTAGTTGCCTTCTGAGGCACCACGTTCGCCAGCAAGATAAACCTTGCCTTCTTTCATTATTCCTGCAATACAAGTCATGCCTACCCCTTAGTCACTATATTATAAGTATAGCAGAGGTAGGCATACCTGTCAATCAAGGCTAAATATTATTAATTAGCCTTTTTATCTACTGTTTTAAAAGCGTCATTGATTTCTGACAATGAAAGCTTTCCATCGTCCAAAAAAGCTCTTGCCAGTCTTTCAATAACTGTTGCTACACCTAATAGTCCTGCTAAGAATACAGCCTGCATAGTATCAATTCCTACTACTGCTCCTGCTCCCAAGACTGATAGTCCTGATGCTGCGAATACCGCAAGAATTCTCATCAAAATATTAGTGATTGCTTTTTGTGGATGTTCTTTCTTTGGTGGTTCTACTACTTTTTTTACTGCCATTTTATTTTTCCTTTCGTAGTGGTATTGTGATTAGCCAGATTATTGTGGTTGCTAATACTGCAATACCTACAATGTCTCTTGCTGATCCCGTCAAAGTTAGCCATGCGATAAAGAAGCCAAGGAGGGTGAATGCTTGTGCAATTAATTCCATTCCTGCATCTTTAAACCATTTAATTAATCCCTTTAGCATTTTGCCTACCAGGTTTATGGCCTTATTGATTATTTTCATTTGTTCCTCCTTATTACTGATGCCGCTATTTGTGATGCAATCACAACTGGGACAATTACTTCTTGTGCTTTTTCTCTCTGATCGTCTGTCATATCCATACCCAACTCAGAAAAATTGGATAGGAGTTCTGTAACATCCACTTCAAATACTGCTCCAAGTGGATCTGCCAAAAATGCTTCTGTTTGTACTTCTGTTGTTGCATCTGCTAATGTAAATGGCATTGGGGTATCTCCTGCATCCCCTGCTCTTTCTGCGAACTCAACAAATGCTGCTGCTACTGCAGGGTTTGACTTCATTGCCTCCGCCACCTTTGCAACTTCTGCTGGTGCAATACCCAGGTCTGCTGCTACTTCAGCCTTTGCCTCTTGTGTTAAAGACTTAAGTGTTTGGCTAACTGCTGCTGTTTGCTCAACAGAAAGTTTAACTAATTTATTATCCTTACTTGTAAGGTTTGCAATAACTCCAGATAAATCTTCTGAATTTCCTGTACCCTTTTGTGGAATCAATGCTGCTAACTCTGCATCCTTAATTGCTGGATCAATGTTTTCTGCTGGCTTAAAGTCTGGTCTTGGAAGTGGCTTAGGCTCTGGAGAAGGCTCAACAGGAGGCTCTGGAGTTGGCTCTGGCTTTGGTTCAGGGCTTGGGGCAGGTGTAGGCTTAGGCTCTTCTGGCTTTGGCTTATCAGTAGGCTCTGGATTTGGTTTGTCTGTTGGTTCTGGTTTAGGTCCAGGCTCTGTAGGCTTTGGTCCTGGCTGTGTAGGCTTTGGTCCTGGTTCTTCTGTAGCAGTATTGTTAGTTGGCTTAGGCTCAGGCTTATCTGTTGGTGGTGGAGAAGGTTTTGGCTTTTCTGGTTCAGCAGTTGGCTTTGGGGAAGGTTCTGGTTTTGGTTGATTTGCTGCAGCATTGGCTGCTGCTTGAGCAATTGCTCTTTGAATTTCTCTTTGTGACTGCTCATCATAGTAACGCCATGCGTCATCAATTGCACCATTGACATCATTGACTGCATTATTAAAATCATTTATGGCATTATTCTTTTCAGACAAAGCATCTGCTGTATCATTTACTGCGTTGTCATATTCAGATGTTTTGTTAGTTAGCTCTTGATTATATGAATTTAATGTTGCAACTTCTTGATTATAAACATTTAACTTATCATTATATTCTTGCTGTGCTGCATTCTTTGCACTTAGTGCTGCTTGGTATTCTGCAGTCTGTGTTGCACTTGGTCCAGAACCAGAAGAAAATGTATTTAAATTACAACTAAAGTTTTGTCCCCACACTCTTGGATTTCCAGCATAGTCGCAACCTGCACCAGTCCAACCTAAACTACCGTATGCATCATAAGGTATGCCCCAGCCAAGGTGATAAGATCCTACTCCTCCACCGTTGTACCACCATATTTCTACATCAAATGTTTTATCTGTAGTTACATTATATATTGGAGAGTATTGACTCCATGTTGCTCCTTGCTCAACCCAGTTATTAATAACTAATGCTCCGTCAATATACATCCTAAAACCATCATCTGTATATCCTGCAAATTTTGTTGATGTGAACCATTCTGGAACTGTTATCTGTCCAGTAAATTTAACTATAAAGTTTTCATATCTATTACCACAAACTGGACGAGTCATATAGTTTCCATTTAGTGTTCCACTACATAAGAATTGATCTGTGGCTGCAAGGCCATTAACTCTAATCAGGCTATAAACATCATATCTTAAACCCTCTCCACCAGCACCATTTAAGGCTTGCTGGGCATTTGATAGGTTAATGTTGGCTATACCAAGGGCATCGTAGGCATCATCTTTATGTTCAAGGGCTAGGGCTACTGTTGCTGTTTGTCCGTCTACATTTGACTGGGCAAGATCTACTTCTTCTAAGGCTAGTTCCTCTGCTTCTACTGCATCCTCGTAGTCTTCTTGAGCAGCATCTCTTACATCCCGCAGATTTTTAGCATACATAAATTTGTTCTCTGCTATGTCAATCATGCCTATTAGACCATCTTTATAGTCTAATTTCTCTACTGCGCTATTGAGGTTTTCAATCTGCTTGGCTGCGACTGTCAAAGGATCATCAGAATGAGCTTCTGTTGGGGCCATAAAAAGCCATCCAAAAGCAAGCAATGATACAGTCAATATACGCAATAATTTATTCAAGTGGTGGCTCTCCTTACCACCATTATATCAAATTATTCATTTAGACATTATAAATATAACAAAAAAGGGAGCCAAATTAATGGCTCCCCTTAGTGTTGGACTAATTACTTAACGTAAGCAACCTTAGCCTTTGGATTCTTTGCATTCCACTTCTTTGCAAGTGCATTGAAAGCATCCTTAATTGACTTAAGTGCAGCAGCATTATCTGCTGTCAGCTTAGCGATAGTTGCATCCTTAGCAAGGACAACTGCATCTGAAGCAGTCTTTGCATCAGCAAGTGCCTTAGCAGAAGCAGCCTTTTCAGCAGCAATGGCAGCAGCAGAAGCTGCCTTCTCTGTTGCTAGTGCAGCTGCAGCATCAGCGTTAGCCTTTACAACTGCAGCATCTGAAATTGCCTTTGCAGCAAGTGCTGCATCCTTAGCAGCAGTCTGTGCAGCAAGTTCTGATACTAGATCACGAACTGCGATTTCTGCAAATGGTGCAAGTGCACGTGCAGGAAGCCCAACTACATCTGCAGTTGTTGCATCTGTTGATGTTGTTGGTGCGAATGTGATTAGTGAGCGTGTTCCAGTTGTTGGAAGTGTTGCCTTAAATGTAGCAACTCCAAAGTCTGAAAGTGTAGCACCAGTTGTTGCTGTTGCTGTGTCTAGTGTTGCTGTTGCAGCAAATACTGTTGCAGTAATTGACTTACCTGATACCTTGTTTCCAAATGTATCTGTTGCAGTTACTGTAATGTCCTGCTTTGTACCAGCAGCACCTGATGTTGGTGCAGAGACTAGAAGAGTGTTAATCTTGCCAGCAGTTCCCTGTACGTAGTATGTAAGTTGTGTTCCACCGTTTGTGATTACAACTGTACCAATTGCTGTTGTCTTTGTGTAAACATAAAATGTTGCTGTTGTTCCTGTACCAGTTGCAACTGTCAAAGATGAAGATCCTGATGTTGCTCCTACTGGTGCAGCAGATGTGTGCAGTGCAGACACGATTGTTGCGTTTGTTGATGTAACAGAAACGCTTGTTCCTACGTCAACTGTTGCAACGAACTTAAGTGCATCAGCAGCATCAACTGTATTGTCTGCAGGGACTGGTAATGATGCTGGTGTAGCAATTGCGGATGCTGTTGTATTAGCAGTTCCGTCCAATGATACAGCAACTGTCATTACAGCAGCACTTGCAGGTGTTGCTACGATTGTGCCCAAAGTCATGGCTGCAACCATGGCTAGTGCGATTTTCTTGAATGAATTCATTCGTTTTTTCTCCTTGTTATATTAGTTTTAAATTGTCAAGAAAGCTCTTGACATCTTCTGGCATTTGCCTGTCTTCTAATTCTACCATAGACTCTTGTCTGCGTGCAAGTTTGTCTGATGTCCCCCACGTATGAATATCTATTTCAAGATTCATTTCTTTTGGAGTATGAGAGATAGCACCAAATACTGCCCCACAAACAGCGTCTGCTAGGTCCTTAGATTTTTTTCTAGGGTGATCAACACGATTACCCTTCATGATTTTTAGCTCTGACATTTCTTCCAGAAGTAAAGGAATCATGGGCATAGCAACACGCTCTTCATAGATCATCATTGCTAAATCTTCGTAGTGTTTTTTTGCAACAGAAACAGTATCAGTTCTTATACCAACACCCTTAAGCTCCTGTTGAATATCAAATGATTGCCAACGGTCAAATGAAACCATTCCAATATTAAAACCTTGTCTTCTAAGGTTTTGAATCCATTGTTTAACTTGAGAAAGATCAACTGGACCTTCTGCTTTTGGTTCCCACCATGCTACTGCATCTACTACAACTATAGGTGCTATTTGTTCATAATCTTTAATTACCTGGATATTTACCCACTTATCTACGTGAGCAATTGCAACTGCACACTTATCGTGTTTTTGTGCAAGGTCAGCATGTACATAATAAATCTTATCTGGATCTGGTTTAAAGTTTTCCGAAAATCTTCTAAAGCTGTCAACTGGATTAGTTAATGTCATGCACTTAATAAGTTTATCTTTTTGTTTAAAAAATGCATCAGATGCAAATGTTGGTGTACATAAGAAACGCATCATTGCATCTCCTAGGTCTGTTAAGAATGCAATCTTAAAGTCATCAATCTTTCTTGTAGGATTAACATCCCATGTTGGACGCTTTAATGCAAGCACCTTTGGAATCTTGTAAGATAATATATGATCTTCCTCCCAAGATATTTCAAAAGAATTGTCTGGATGATCTACTGGTAAATCTTCATTGATTATAAACTTGTGAGTCTTGTCTATTATTTCTTTTTCAGCAATAACTGCATCATAACGTTGAGAAATAAAGTCTCCTGGATATCTGGGGAATGAAAGAAGAACTACCTTACCAAGGTCAGGGAAACGAGAATCTACCGTACCACGAAAAGCTTTATAGATATTATCAGCGGTCTTACCCTGCTCATTGCCTGTTGCTACCTCTGATGCAAAACCAGAAATTTCATCAAGCACTGCCATGAATAAGTTCAAACCCTCATGTGATTCTCTTTCTGAGTGGCCAGAGTAGACTGTGATTGACTTATCAAATTCAATTGAGTCTGCCTTTGGATAATACTTTCCTGCAAACCATGGTGATCTTTCAATCTTTGATTTAAAACCTTTAAAGAAAACGTTCTTTGCTTGCTGAGCATTAATAGCAACGTTAATAATATCAATAGCATCTCCTGCAGGCTTGCCATAATACATGGCAGGTTCTTTTAGACATAGCATTTTATATACTACATATGCACATGCTACTGTTGATACGAAGTCTTTTCCAGATCCCTTGCCAAGTTGCAAAATAATTTCATTCTTTGTATATTTTTTAAAGTATGCTTCACCATCTTCACGAATATCTATTACGTCTTCTTTACGATAAATCTGGCTCATTGCTTCTACAATGTCATACTGAATATCAGATAGAGGTGGCTGTCCAAGGTAATCTGGAGACTCAACAAATGTTTTTGCGTCAACTGGTGTCTCAATAAAATGGTTTTCTTTGAGTACTTCTAAGAATTCTTCAAACACCACTATGACCAAAACCCAACTATTACATACTTTGTTCCAGAAATAATTGGTTCTGCTGAATGAGAAAAATCACTTGAAGATGGAAAGATAATTAAAGTATTTTTTTCTGGTTTAAGAGACAGGTTTAATTTAGTAAAAACTATTTCTCCACCTAAATAATCATCATTTACATATAGAAGTGTAGATATTTTTCTTGGAAATTCTTCTGTTGTATCTGTATGATCAACAAAAAACTGACCTTCTGTATATCTAACCAGCTGGTATGACCTATTTGAAATTAATATGTTATTTTTTTTAGCATATTCATGTACAAAGGGCTCAACATTATTAGCCAAATATTCCTGAGTTTTTTCTGATAGCATTGCTGAAGAGCAATTTCTTACATCCTTATTTTTTACATTATCTAAATACTTATATCTTGAGTGGGCTGCTTGTGCTTCTAAAAAAACATAATCTGGGTAAGAGCATACATCATCAATTAAAGTAATATCTTCTATCTTATTAATAAAAAGTTTACTTAAATCACTCATCAACAACCTCTGAAACAATTGTTAACACTTGACCTTCTTTTGCAATAGCAGATAGCCTTGTCATAATTATATCTCTTACTTCTGGATGAGAAGAAGCAAGATCTCTAAGTATTCCAACTAGAACCTCTTGACGACGCTCAATCTCAACCACTTCTTCTGCAAGCTCTTTATTCTCAAGCAAGCCAGCTTTTTGAAGCATGTCAATGCGCTTAGACTCAATATCCATAACAAGCTTTATTGCACTAGTCTTTGCACTAAGGTTGTTAGTCATAGATGCTTCATCAATAACTTCATAGGACTTTAAGATTAATTTACTGTAGTGTGCATCTGCTCCAGCAAGTGCATCCTTTGCACGGGCACGTATTGCAACATTATTAGATGTTTTTTCTTTCCACTCATCAATATATGCTACAACACGAGTTCTTGGAATTGCTAACTCTTTAGATATGGTTGTTGGATCGCTACCCTTTAGGTATTCACCAACAACATCATTCATTACATCAAGATGTTTGACTAGATCTTCTTCAGTTGACATATTTGCCTTCTAGTCTATTAATTTCATCTTTGATATAAAAGATTGCCTTTTCTAGATCTTGTATCGTTTTAGATTCATCTTTAAGCCCTGCTCTCCAAAGGTACTTGAAGGCATTACCAACATTAAAGTTGCGGTGACGAGTAATCTCTATGCACTCTACTCCAGAAGGATCTGTTGTGTAATGTCGTGGATGATTTACTTGGTCAACGGTAATGTTTAGATTATCACTCATCTTCTTCATCATCTTCCCAGTCAAATGCTTCAGGCATACCTTTTAGTGCTGTGACAACATAGGTTAATCCAACAGCACCTGCTACGCCTAGTCCAATAACAACCTTCTGTATTTTATTCATCGTCTACTCTTTCTTAGTCCAAATTTAGCAAGGTAAACATAGATAGTTTCTACGCTTGCCCCACATTCTTTTGCAATTTCTTCTGGAGACTTCTTGTCAATAACAAATCTTTTTTTTAGCCATACTTCTGATGTATATAGTTTACCAGACATGATACTACTTGTCAAACCCTATTGCTTTGTCCCAGTTAGACAGGGCCCAATGTCCAATACCGCAAGCATCTGCGACATCGTTATCACTAATAGTTCTATCATAAATAGTATTAATAAATCTAATTGTTCTTTCTTTTCTAAGATTTCTTTCATAAGACTTATACCAAGATACAGACTTTCCAGGGTTTGAAGACCTAATAATTAGCTGCTCCTCTTTTGATATCTTCTTGTTGCCAATAAAGTTTTGCCATGTGATTGGAGATACCTTGCCTATAATTTCTGTTCCACTTTGCCCTGCTGATCCAAGAATAGCTCCCTGAACTAATGCAAGATCTGCAGCAGTTTTAGGACTATTCATAAAGACTGTATGCTCAATAATGATTGCCTCAAAGCCACCATATATATCAAAAAAAGCTTTTACTTTTTTACCTGCATCCATAACCTTTTCATATGTATCACGACCTTCAAAATTAATCTTACCAACTGTTACTATGCTTTTTGTAAATGTATCAAAGACTGAAAATGCAAGACTGTTTGTGCTTGCATCAATAGCACAAATTCTTTTAGGCATAATAGGAACACCCCACTTACTCTTGTTCATATTCAAAAAACCCCTTTATTTGTTTTAACATCTTGTCTACAGATTTTTTACTTACATTACAATTTGCACAAAACCCAGAGTCATTGTAGATAGAAAGGGAAGTATTGCATCCGCCAGTGCATCTGCGATCTTTTCCCTTTCTTTTTTGTCTACGAGTTATCTGATATCTTTCGTGAATCTTTTCTTTTGTTGCGAAGTCCCTACATTCAAGGCTGCAGTAAATTTGATAACTGACCTTTGGGTTAAACCTAACATCGCATACGCTACAAAGTTTCACTCAATTCCTCCAGCGAAGCTATCTTAACTACGCCTACGCCTGCTTCATCACATGCTTTTTTAATTGGACAGTTTTTACAAACCTTAGAGTTTGATCTGTAGTTCTTGGTAGGCATCTCTTTAACTTCCCAAGACTTACGAACAACTCTCATCCACTCAAAAGCTTCATCAATCCATTTACGGTAATGATCATTTACTTCTACTGGAATTACAAGAAGCTCATGGTTGTTTTTATTCTCATAAATAAGAACTCCCTTAGCTTTCTTTAGAATCTTCATATAAATAAGTATCTGTACAACGTGACCCATCTTAGGCTTACCTGTACGCTTACGATATTCAAATACTTCATTGTTAGTAGTCTTAACTTCAACAACTACTTCTTCGCCTTTCCAATTAATAAAGTTATCTACGTAACCAAAAATTGGAGGATCGTCATTAAAAATTTTAAACTCTGAGTCAATTGAAAGCCCAGAGTTTTTAAATGCTTCTTCAATTCGTCCATGTGCAAGTGTTCCATTGCTCATATTTGCAACTGCATAAGGATCTGAATTGTCTTCAAACACTGCTCCCTCAAATGCAAGGTACCAATATCGTGGACATTCTCCATGGCCGTAAGCAATAGTAGAAGGACCAAAAGTCTTCTTCTGTGTATGCTTAGGCTCACGCCCTACAAGATATCCTGCCTCAATAGCCTTTACAAGCTCTCTAGCATCAATAGCTGCTGGTGACTCAACCTCTTTAATCATTATTTGCTGTAGTAAATTTTTTGTCATTATATTCCTTTGTTTATATAAGTATACCAGGTTAGCGCATAATATATTTGAGTGCTGATACCAAGTTGTTGATTGATTCTGCTGCCGTGTAATAAATGTTCTTTTTTGCCCTGTCATTTTTGTCAACATTAGCCATCCAAGTTGCCTTGAAAGCCATTTTTGCTGCTATTGCTTGAAGCCTGACTATCTCTACTGTTGCCACATTAAGTGGAATATCTGGCTTAATAATGATCTTAGCAATGAAGGTTAGCGCTGCCGTTAGCTCTTCATCCTTCATATAGTCTGCTATTTCAGATAATCCATCTACCATCTCTATTGTTGTTTGTTGTTGTTCACTCATTTTCTTCTCCTATCAATTGTTCCATTATTTCAAATTCAGTTATCATTAGTCTTACCTTTGAGTTTCCATCACCAAGTACTACTAGTATTGCTGGGTCATTTCCATTTCTTATGGCATCTGTAACAGCTTTAGCCCATACATCTTTATTTAAGGTAAAGGACTTAGAGCACTCTTTAAAATCTACAGTAAAGTTTTTCCATGTTGCATCTCCCTTATGGGTGTTGCGACCAGAGTTCTTGTGCTGCTTGGCACCTATCCTTTTACTCTCAGATCTTTCGCTCAAAGTCTTTCCTTGTCATAATAAGTGGGACCTTGGATAAATGCTTTTGACTGCAAAGCCATGTGAGGTCAGCGCTATCTAGCCACAACCTTAAAGATGTAACTTCTTCATTACATTTTTTACATGGAAACTTTCCAGAGAATATCTTAAATTTTTCAGACATTTAAAATTTTATTCTTTATTGTCTCTTGAAGGTCTAGATCTTCTCTTACTCTGTTTACAAAACCATCACGACCCTGTACTTTTGAACCATCTGGCAATACATACCAAGCTCCAGTGCGTTCTACTATTCCCATCATTTCAGCCGTATCAACAAGATCACCAATGCTATCAATACCAACATTATCTCCCCTGAAATAAAAGTCATACTCGCCAGACTGAAAGCCAGGAGAAGTCTTAGAAAATTGGAGTTCCCAGCGAATCTTGCGACCAACCTTTTCTTCAATGAGTTTATCTCCAACATGAATCTTTCCTTTAATTGCTTGATTGTCGGATTCCGATGAAAATAATTTAATAACCGTAGAAGAATAGAACTTAGTAGCCTGACCACCAGTAGGCTGCTGGCTAGTATACATAGCACTAATATTATTGCGAGATTGACTAATAAGAACAAGCATAGTAGGCTTAACCTTATTGTTAGCATAATTAAGCATTTTCCAAGCGTTGCTAAAGTCTCTAGACTCTGCACCAATCTGTTTGGTATTTTCAAGTTGTTTAAGTTCATCTGAGTCCTTTTCAAAATAGATTGCTGGTAATAAAGAAGTTATAGAATCAATAACAATAATATCAACTCCTGCATTCATAAGATTAGTTCCAACATCAACCATCTCATTAATTGTACGACATTGAGAAACAATAAGCTTTGAAGAATCTACGCCAAGGCTTTCTGCCCACTTCTTGTCATATGACATTTCAGCATCAATCCATGCACAAATCTTTCCTTCCTTCTGTGCTAGACCTATCATCTGAAGGCACAGAGAGGACTTTGCAGAGGACTTAGAGCCCCATACCAGTACTTGACGACCATAAGGTAATCCACCGTTTAGAGCACGGTTTAAACCAAAGCTGGGTGTCTCTGCATACTGTGTTGCTGGGATAGTATCTCCAGCCATTACTGTCTTTCTAAGCTTTGGGCTAAGCTGAGCCAATACTTCTTCTACTGTTACCATTAGAATCTTACCCCATGCTTCTTTGGCCTATCTTGATTCTTTTCCATCTTTTGTTTGACTGCAGAGTCCAGTGATTTAGTTACATACCCTGCTTTTAGCATACCTGCATAAAGATCTAGAGTGCGAATAATAATGTCCGCAAACTCATCTGACAGCTGGCTTGGCTCCATATCTTTTCTTAATGCTTCCATTGCTTCAACAACTTCAGACACAATCATCATCATTTGTTTTGTTACAAAGATTTCATCTGCTGGTCTATCCCAAAATCCTTTTTCTACTGCATTTGCATGTATCTTCTCTGCTAAAACATCAAACATTTTCCACCTCATTCATTGTAACTGTTCCATCCTTTGTTTTTCCAAAATCAAATTTATATACACTGCCTTCTTCAATCTTCATGTAAGCTTTAGCAAACTGCATTGGAAAGACAACAATTGAATGCATCTCTCTGCCTGCATCTGCAACAACTAAAGATGCCATCTTCTTGCCAGCCTTAGTTACTCTTGGCTTAAATGAAACTACAAAGTGTTCTCCTTCTTTGTATGGCAACATCTTGTAATTTAAAAACTTTACCAAAGAGCTTTTAGATCCTTTTATTTCGTCAGCAGGTACTGCAGATACAATCCTATTATCACTTGCAAGAATAAGATAAGTACGACCAGTCTCAATAGTCGTATTTTCGTCATCAAATACACCGACACTACCAGTTTTGTCCAAAATTTCAACTCGTGACCATCCTGTTCCTCGCTTAATTGATTTTACCATACCCAACAATACAAATGATCCAGTCTCTTCGTACTCTTCAACATCATTAATGTAAGCATAATAATGTTGTGGAATAGATGTATTGAACTCAGGAAGGTTAAGATACTCGTATAAGTTTTCTTTAACTTCTTGTGGATTGGCTGGATTGTCTGGAAATGTAAGTGCTCCTACACATTTCATTGCCTGTAGTGCACGGCTATTTACTCCGTTACCTTTTGTAAATGTAAACTCTTCAACATCTTTATATGATGCAAATGGGCGACCTGCAATATATCTCTCAGCTATCTTGTCAGATATATACTTAATACCAGTTAGTCCAAACCGAATACCCTTGCCTTCAATCTTAAAGTCAATGTCTGAATCATTAAGGTGAGGAAGCTTTACAGGAATACCCATACGCTTTGCCTCAATTAGATACTCTGTTCTTCCATCTTTGTCTTTTTCATTCTTAAGAAGTGCAAACATAAACTCTAGTGGATAGTGGTACTTTAACCATGCTGTCCAGTATGATAGTGTTGAGTATGCTACTGCGTGAGACTTATTAAATGAGTACCCTGCGTGAGCCTCAAAGTCATGCCATAGATCTAACGCATCATTTGGCGAAAGGTATTGCGAAGCACCCTTAACAAATTGATCCTTGAATACATCAAATTCTTTAGCATCTTTTTTCTTTCCAATGATCTTTCTAACTTTATCTGCTTCCGACATGGACATACCGCCAAGCTGTACGCATGCTTGCATAACTTGTTCCTGGTAAAGAATACAGCCATAAGTTTCCTCCGTAAATGATTTCATAACTTGGTGCTTATAATCAATGTTCTCACGACCATGTTTACGAGCAATATAAGACTTACCAATAGTATTCATAGCACCAGGACGAACTAAAGCATTTGATGCTGCAAGTTCAGCAAGGTTCTTTACACGCATCTTAACTAGAAGGTTTGTGTATGGTGCTGCTTCACACTGAAACACGCCCTTAGTGTATCCGTCAGAGAGCATGTTATAAACGTTTGCATCATCCATATCAATCTTTAATAAATCAATTTTTGTTCCTTCACGCTCTTTTATAATATCAATACAGTCTTTAAGTACGCTTAAGGTCTTTAGACCAAGAGCATCAATCTTAATCAAACCAATGTTTTCTGCTTCACCCATATCAACTGCCACTACTGGGATTCTTTCATCTTGACCAGTTACTGATCTTGTTTCTAATGGTGCGTACCTAAATATTGGATCTTTACTTGTTACAACTCCTGCTGCGTGAATTCCAGTACCGCGGATTCTACCACGAAGCTGGTCTCCGTAGCGCTCCACCTCTGGATACTTTTCTCTAAACCAGTAGGTATTCTTTGATGTGCAGAAGTCATCCCATGTATCAACAACCTTGAGTACCTTGTTAACATCTGGCAAAGGAATGTTTAAACATCTTGCAACGTCTCTTACAACACCCTTATCTTTAAACTGTAAGAATGTAGCAATAGATGCAACGTGTCTGTATTGTCTAACCAGATAATCTTTTACTTCGTCACGACGAGTGTCTTGAATATCTGAATCAATATCAGGAAAGTCGTTACGGTCTGGATTAATAAATCGGAAGAACAAGAGGCCATGCTTGATTGGATCAATGTCTGTGATGCCAAGTGCATAACACAACAAAGATCCTGCTGCAGAACCACGACCTGGACCAACCATAATGCCCTCACTCTTTGCCCAGTTAAGCATGTTACGAACAACTAGAAAGTACGGACCAAAGTTTTTCTCTCCAATAATTTCTAACTCTTCATCAAGGCGTGCAAGGTATTCTTCGTTCTTGTCTAGCTTTCTTTCCTTAAGGCCTTCAATAGCAAGCTTTTTAAGTTCATCCATAGGCTTCTTATACTGTACTGGAAGAAGATCTAGGTGTTCTTTAATATCGTACCCTTCAACCTTGTCGGCAATCTCATTGGTAGAAACAAACATGTCTTCACGATCAATGCCCTGCTTTAGCATTGCATCTTTCATCTCATCATATGATAGAAGATGGATGTCAAACTTATTAAAACTCATCATACGATCTGCGCCATAAAGATAGTCAAGACGATCCATAAAAGATTCATGCTTTTTTGACTTATCATAGCTTACATCTTTTTGTAACTTAGCGTGAGTATTAAGAAGAAGCATAAGTTCTTGTACTTCTTTTTGACTTGTGTCAGAGTGATGACAGTCTGGTGTTACAACAATCTTAACCTTTGCTGCATCAGCAAGTTCAATGATTCCCTTGTTAACTTCTGAAGGGTTGTGTGGCATTACCTCAATATAGTAATCATCACCAAATTCTTTTTTAAACCACTGTATGTGCTTCTTTGCAGTTGCAAGCTCACCTAGTTCAACAGCTTTTGCTATCCAACCACTAAGGCATGCAGATGTAACAATAATTCCTTCTTTATACTTTGCCAATGTTTCAAAATCAAACCTTGGCTTACTAAAAAAACCATCTGTCCAAGCAATTTCATTAATCTTATTAAGGTTTTCTAAACCTAGTTGGTTCTTGGCGAGAAGAACTATATGATGATAATTTTGGTCAAGAGGATCTGGACGATCTGCCTTTCCTCTCTTGTCCGCCATATTCGTAGTCATATAGCCTTCTACACCAAGTATTGGCTTAATTCCATTTGCTTTTGCAATACGGTGCAGTTCCCTATGCCCAGATAAAGTACCGTGGTCAGTAATGGCAATTGCTGTCATTCCTAACTCAACTGCACGGTTCACGTATTCTTCTGGAGTAGCAACACCATCCATTAAGGAGTAGTGTGTATGGACATGTAAGCCAACGTAGTTCATCTATTACCAGTCAATATTTGCTGATGATGAAGATGAAGGAGTATCAAAGCCTAAATAAAAGGCTTCTTGTTCTGCGTATGGAACCTTGTTAAGTGCCTTCTCCAACGGATAAGGTTCAATCCCTGCCCAATCAAATGGAGCAGCATCTGGAGAACTTGGAATAAGTGTATAGCTTGTTTCAGTACCCTGACCATTACGCTTTACTTTCCAAGTAAGATTTGAGATGCTACCTGTTTCAAGTGCATACTCACGAATAGTATTAAATGCAGATTGCTTGCTAACGCCCATGTTCCAAATTGCAACATATGGTGCATCAATGCCGTCATCTACAAGAACGTTGCAATAAAAACGAAGACGTGCACGCCAGCCAGCCTTCATATCCTTGCGGTGCATTTCTTCTGCCCAGTCACGACCTTCTGATTCCATAGTATCTACAGCCTTACGCTTGTAGTCCTTTGGATTTGTGTGTTCTGACACAACTAGTGCAAGTCCACGTGCTTCATTATAATTTGCTGAATCTTCATCAAGTTCTTCAATAAAGCGAATCTTTACTGCTTGACCATCTGCGATCTTAAACCAACGTACCTTTGCACCTGTGCCTTCAAACTTTGGCTTGTCTACTAATGCGTTAATGTTTTTTAATCCTTTTACAATTGCCATTTTGTCATGCTCCTTTTTTTGTTATTGTTTTTATTTTAGCATAGATATGATTGAATTGTCAAACTGGAACTCCAGCTTTTTAATCTCATCATCATCCATGTCTCCTATGTCTTTATATTTTTTGTCTAAACTAACAACTGTTACAAGAGATCCTAACTTTTCAATTAGCTTATCTTTCATAATAGCGCCAGCTTCATCGTTGTCTGCAATAAGTACAACATTGTTGAAGTACTTTTCTAATAGTCTGATCTGAGATACAGACACATTAGCACCCAGCGTTGCAACTGCTGGAAAACCTACTTGATCTAATCGTATTGCATCAAAAGATGATTCCACTACATATACTATACTAGAACTCTTGACCCTATGCAAGTTAAACAGAACCTTACTTTTTGGAAGCCCTGGTGTATTCTTAAACTCTTTACCTTCAATTGTTCTAGCAACAAAACCAATACACATTCCGTCAGGTGAGTGCACTGGTATGGTTATAGAACCTTGCTTCTCAGAGTATCCTAAGTCAAACTTAATAACTGAATCTTTAGTAAGTCTACGACCATTAAAATAATTCATTGCTCGTGGTGTATCAATTGCTTGCTTGTTTAATCTTTTAATTAACAGTTCATCATACTGGACAAAATCAGGTGGTGCATATAATGCTTTTCCTACAATGGTTTGTATATCAGACTGCTGTTCTTTGCCTTTGATATAACGTACTGTTTCAAAATAGGATCTATTAGAAGTAAACATTATTAACTCAACAAGATTTTTTGTTACCTGACATCCAAAACAAAAGAAAAGTCCACTATCCTTTGCTACTTCACCAGCAGGTGTTCTGCTGTTATTATGATATGGGCAATAGATAATAAAATCATTACCAAACTCAGCTTCAATATCCATTCCTGCACCATTGAGAACACGACGAATCTGCTCTTCTGTGTAAATCTCTTTACTTACCATCTTCAAAATCCTTGTAACGATAGTAGCCCTTGTCAAAGTCACACTGGACTAGAAAGTCTCCCATAAAACCATTACGGTTTTTTCTGAAGGCACACTCAATAATATCGCTATTGCTTGCACGACCAAGTGCCATAACCCAGTCAGCATCATAGGCAATCTGTCTTGACCAAGCAGTCTGTGCAAGTGTAGGAACACTAGACATATCTTTAACATCATCAGGTGTTGCAGATGATATAGCAATGATAGGTACTTCTTCACTAATAGCCATAAGCTTTAGTTCACGAGAAAGATTTTTCATCTTTACCGTTTCGTTATCAGCCTTTTGGTTTGGACTCATCAGTTGAAGATAATCAACCACAACAAAGTCTGGCTTATACTGATCTAGTTTTCCACGGATTACAGAAGGAGTTACCTCACCACCAGAGTCATTAGAGATAATATGGAAGGGTGGGCGACCATTAATTTTGTCTGTATGCCACTTCTTCATCATGTCAAGTTCAACTTCACCATTTGAAAGTTTGCGGTGTGACCAAAGACCTTCGCCCATAATAGTAAATACACGGTTGCGTACTTCTGTCTCGCTCATCTCAAGAGAGATAATAAGGGGTGTCTTACCCTGTTTCCAGGCCTGTACAGCGAAGTACAGGGCCATCCATGACTTTCCTATACCTGGGTATGCTAAAAAGACTCCTAGCTGGCCTGGCATAATTCCAGAAGGTAGATAGTTATCAAATCCTGGAAGCCCTGTTTTAATACCACGCTTTCCTAGTGCATTTTGTTCTTTGACATTTTCAAAATATGCAATAGCAGAATCAATATCTGTTGCATCAATATCACGGATAGATGCTGTATTTTTCTTTAGTGTAGATGTCTTAGTAATTAGCTCTTCAAGTGCCAACACTCCTTGGCCAGACTGTACCTCAGTTGCAGCGGATCTTAATATATCTTTAAGAGTATCATTTAAATACTCGGTCTGTAATTCTTCAAGGTGGTGTTTTGTTGCACCAATATCTTTGATTATTTCAAAATCTCTAAATCGCTCTACTACCAAAGATGAAGGTGGTACTGTTCCATTATTTTCTGCATATAGACGAATAAAATTCCATACGTCATTATGGGTTCTGAGCAGTGTCTCTACATTTGCCTGTAATAATACATGGAGCTGCTTGTCTTGTAATACCGCTGAAATTACTTTAGCCTCTGTATTATTCACTTAGCCACTCCTTTGCTTTTTTCCTGCGCTCTTGTCTGTCTTTTATGTCTTGCTCTACATCTAGTTTACCATTAAGAATCTTTTCTGCGTTGTAAGCAAAATAGTTCCAGCTTGTTTCTTGTGCAACAGAAAAATAATAATCCAGCAACTCATAGCACTGTGACATTCCATATGACTCAACTAGTCCGTCTGCTGCCCACTGTTCAACATTTAAATTTAAGGATGGCTTTTGCTCATATTTTGCTGTATGCAATTTTGAGTATCTACTAAGCAAAGCCATTCGGTCTTTGCGTTCAGCCATTACTCTGAAATTTCAGATTTTGCTTCTTGAATTTTTTCAGTAAGCTTATCTTCAACAAACTTGTATACACGCTCAAAAGTTTGATTGATGCTTTCTCCATTACGTGCTGAGTCAACAACGCCAAGATCA